GACGGCATGAAACGGTGTGTAGATTCAGACTCTAACTTTGATTTTCAATCCGCAGACCTTGTAGAAGAGTCTGGAAAGAATAAAGAAATTGTTCAAATTCAAAAAGTGACTAGGGTTTTAATATTAAAAAGTAAAAACGTAGAGATAACTAGAAGACACAATAAAAGAAACAGTAAAAAGAAATAAAAATAGGGGTACTAATGAGCGACTCTAAATTCGTAGTTAAAAGAATAACTAGTATAGAAGATTTGATTTCTGGAAAAGCTCAATTTATACCTGAGTCAGATATTACATTTCAAACTAAAGATCAAATTATTCAGTTAGATCTTCATGACGAAGCTAAAACTAAAGATAAGTATGTTATTAAGTCAGGCGTATTTATCTTTGAGTCTACCAATTCAGGAATGATTCTTTCTCCTATTGAACTTAGAAGAAATAAAGTTCTTGAATCTATAGGTGCTACGGACGAGATATTAAAAGAGGGAGATAAGTTCTTCAGCAGGCTTGATATCTACGAAAGAAGATCTTTAATCGCTAAAAGAGCTATTCTCCTTATGTCAGCGCCCGGAATTGGTAAAACTGCAGCAATTAATCTTACTTGTCATAAATATAGAGAGAAAGACGATAAAACCTGTGTTATTGTATGGAACACGGCTAGTATCAAGTCTAGAGACGTACTTGATTTTCTCATGGCTGATTCTGAGTTTAAAGACGTTAGCAAGCTTATTATGATAATGGAAGATATTGGCGGAGGATCTGTAGACGAATACGACGGTCCTAAAGGCGTAGATGCAAGTATGTTAAACCTATTGGACGGCGTAGGCAATCCTTTTCAGAACGTCCCTACCTTTATTATCGCCACGACAAACCATCCAGAACAAGTGGCTGAAGCACTGATTGACAGACCCGGTCGTTTTGACAAGTGTCTTGAGTTAAAATCACCTAATCAGGACGAATCTGTTCAACTTTACAGATTCTTTTTAGATAAAGAACTAGACGAAGACACCCTAAAAGCTGCTGAAATTGCTGCTAAAAACAAGTTTAGCATAGCACATATTAGTGAATCTATCACTAGATCTGAACTGGACGATACTACGATATTAGAAGCTGTAAATTCATTAGTAGAACATAAGAAGAAATTCAAGAAAGCCTTCAGTAAAGTAAAAGGGATGGGACTAAATGACTAAGTTTAAGTGCGATAAATGTGGATGTAACCCAGAAGAACTATGGATGTTTGGCGGATTTGGTCCGATGAAGGATGACGATAAAGAATATTGCGAAAAATGCTTTAGTAGTCGACTAGAATTTTTTGGAATTCATGAACAAGAAGAAGAAGCAGACCAAGAACCGCAAGAAAAAGAAGATAGTTTGAGCGCATAATAGACCCCTTTGTGGTATTATATATGAATAGACTTATCTTGTAAAGGAATAAAAATGGCACGTAAAGTAAAATCTCAAGTTAAAATTTTCACTAGTGATCTTAACTTCTTAGAGAAAAAGATAGTTAAGACTATGGATAAGATCTCAGGAATTGTAGGAGCTTCTCTAGGTCCAAACGGACGTAACATTCTAATTGAGAGTGAACTCCCTGAAATTCCTAATAAAAACACTAAAGATGGGGTATCTATTTTTAGAGCGTTAGGAGCTAACGACCCTTATGAACATATTATTATAGAGCAAACTCGCGACGCCGCTATTAGAACAGTTAACGAAGCAGGTGATGGAACGACTACAGCTACTGTAATTTCAGCGGCTCTGATTAAGAATCTTTTTAACTTTTGTGGTGAAAATCGCAAATACTCACCACAAAGAGTTACGCGCATTATTAATAAGTTAGTTAAAGAAAAAATTGTTCCTGACCTGAATGAGTCTTCTATTAAGGTCAAGAATATTAAAGATAGACACCTTCTTGGAAAAGTGGCTACAATTTCTGTAAACGGTGACGTTGATATGGCTAAATCTGTTATGGAAGCTTTTGAGCTTACAGGTTTTTCTTCAGCTTCTCACGTTACAATTCAAGAGCTTTCTGGACCTTCAGGCGCATATGACGTCAAGCTTATTGAAGGCTTTCCAATTAATAAAGGATATGAAGAGTCTATTGGTAAGTTCCACCCAGCGTTTATTAATGATCAAGCAAACCAAAGATGTGAACTAGAAAAACCTCTATTTATTCTATTCGACGGAAATCTTACTGACGTTCTCCAGATTGGAGACGTATTACAGTCAATCGGTGAGCGCTATGTTTCTGGTGAAATGGATTTTAAAAACGTAGTAATCCTAGCTCACTATTTCTCTGACCCTGTCTTGACGTGGCTCGCGTTTAACTTTCCGAATCCGAACACTATCAATGTAGTTCCTTTGGTTACGCCTATGGACGCTATCGCCAATGCTCAACTACACTTCCTTATAGACGTATCAGCGTTTACAGGCGCTAAGATTTTTGACATGCACAATCCATTGTCTGAAGCTACTCCAGACGACTTTGGTAAAGAAGTAGAGAAGATCTCTATTTACAGATACCGTACAACTATTGTAGGTAATCCAGACTCTTTAAACATCGAATCTAGAGCTGATGAAATTCGTAAACAAATGGCTCAATCTGAATCTAAATTAGAAAAAATGATCTTAGAAGAAAGAGTAGGTAAGTTAACTAGCGGTATTGCTCAGTTGAGAATTTATGGATCTTCTAATGGAGAGTTGAAAGAAAAAGCAGATAGAGCTGAAGATGCTGTTTGTGCTGTAAGAGCTGCGATTAACCACGGATGTCTGCCCGGTGGATGTAGAGCACTTATTGATCAGGTAATCAAGCTCAATTCAGACTCGGACCCTATTATTCAAAAAGTAGTAATTCCTTCTCTAATGGCTCCTTTCTTTAAACTGCTAGACAACGCTGGATATAACGAAGAAGAAGTTCAGGAAATTCTTACTAAACTATTTAAGAATAAAGACTTAGTTTTCAACGTAGCCACAGCAGAATATGGTAAGATTAAAGATATGGGAGTTTATGACGCTACACTAGCTGTAACACAAGCTCTTATCAACGCTTGTAGTATTGCCTCTGTAATGGGTACTTTAGGTGGTATTATTTGTACTCCACGAGACGAAGCTCTTGAAAGACAAGAATTTCTAGACGCTCAGAATTTTGATAAGAGTTTAGAAAGTGCTGAATCATTTAAAAACGAAGCGAATGAACGCGCCTAAGGTAAGATGGAATCTAACGACGATTTGGAAGAATATAAAAGAATGCTGATATTCCAGCCTCTCAATTCTAAAGAAGAGTTGAGGGATTGGGTTTATCTATATTTTGATTTGTACTTCCCTATGGGAGTTGTTTACGATACGTCGACTCACGGTCCGATCGAAGCTATGTGGCGTATTTACGAGCTTTTTAAAACCAATCAAACAAAAGACGTTCCTCAAGTAGTAATGGTAGCTAGTCGAGATAGTTTTAAAACTCTTTCAGCAGCAGCTATTGAAGTTTTATGTTTCGTACATTTCAGAATACCTATCGCACACGCTGCCGCTATTAAATTCCAAGCTGGAGCTTGCGTTAACTACGTAAACTCATTTTTCAGAAAGATACGTCCGTATTTAGAATATCACGGATGGACAAGGGTTTCAGATAACAAAACATTGATCGAGTGGAGAACGAAGGAAAAAGAAGATCTTTCTCTTACCGTTTTGACAGCAACAAGAGCTGGGATGAACAGTCGCCACGTACCTTTCCTTATCTTAGATGAGTTAGATCTGATGGACCCTAACGCTTTTAAAGAAAGTCGAATGGTCCCTTCAGTTTATAAAGAATACTCTCCACTAATTCTAATTCTAAGTACAAGAAAGTTTGCCTCTGGCTTGATGGAGTCTCAGATCCAATTAACTCCCAAGATCGGCGGAGAAGTCTTTAAGTGGAATATTATCGACGTTACTGAGAAAATATCTGATGAAATTGCTAGAGTAAATGAACCTAAGGTGACTAGATATATTTCCACTAAACTTCCTTTAAAGAATCTTTCGCCTGCACAGTTTAAACTATTGCCTGACGAAGAAGCTAATAAGTATGAAATGATAGAAGCATACGCTGGAATTGCTGAGCATCAACTTCTACCTGTAATGAAAAACATGCTAGTAGATAGACCTAAGGACGACAAAGGCTTCTTGTATAAGCCATTAACAGCTACCCATAACAACTTTAAAGTTACAGATATCGATATTGCAGACGCTCAACTGCTTTGTAATAAACCTTCCAGCGCAGGGTTGGTCTACGGTAGGTTTGATACTAATTTAAATATTATAACGCCTGAACAAGCTCTAGAGAAACTGCTTGGACACAAGTCTCCAAACAATTCCATGGAATTCCTTAAAGACAGCTTAATGAACTTAGGAGTTACTTTTATTGGTGGTGGAGATTGGGGTTTTACCGACTTTACATCTTTAGTGATATTAGCTGTTTTACCTAATGGTGAAACTTGGGTTGTAGACGGGTTTTTAGAAAACCGTATTGAATTGGAAGATATTGTCAAAGCTGTTAAGGAAATGCAAGAGAAGTGGGGAGTATCTAGATGGTATCTAGAGCAAGCCTATCCTGCTTATTTGGTTACTTTACGTAAAGCTGGTATCAAATGTCCCGAATTTAAAAAAGTTGTTGAAGACGGTATTACAGCTCTTCAATCACGAATTGTAGACGTCTCTAACGTACGCAGATTCTTCGTTGTTCAGCAACCTTCTACCGAAAGAGTATCTCAAGCTTTTAGAGAGTATAAGTGGACAATTGACGGCAAGGGTGACGTTATTGAAGGTAAACCATATCACGATAAAGACGGCGTATCAGATATTATGGATTCTATCAGATATCCTATGCAAAACCTTTTCAACAGAAACGGGCGTATTATGTTTAGCTTAGACCACTCTACAAATAAAGCTAGGACGTCTCCTAATCAACCTCAAGATCTGGCTATATTAGCTAACAAAGCCAATCAGGAGTTGATGAAAACTAAGATGAAAGAGCTGGTTCCAGAATATGAAAATTCTACACAAGACAAAATAGTTCCCAAAAAGAAGATATTTTGGAGCTAAATTTCAACGATATCATACTTTTTGTCGAAAAAGCAATCTTTAAACCATGTAATTAATGAAAATTGGAGAAAAAATGAGCAAGCTGAACATATTGACGTCGATTGTTGGGTATGAAGACGAAAACGCCACTAATAACCCGTCTAAAAATAATTTCCGATGGACAACTGACCTTCAAGGTATTGAAATTAAAGAGCCTAAGTCTGAAACTGTTAAACTGGCTCCAAATCAGCTTAAGTCTCTATTTTCTGGTGTTGCAGTAGTGTCTGATGACAATACAACTACTTACGACATTACACTCAAACCTTCCACTTCTAATACATACATTATCCTTCACAACGCTGGCGCGTCGCCTCAATTTAGAACTCCTAGAGCGATATCTTCCGACGCCACTACTCAAGTCACCGTCTCTAAGAATGGTCCTCTTTTGATTTTTACAGCCACGGGCGGAACTATCTGGAGTTTGTCTTCAGTCGTAGTTGGGGATGAAGTTCGTATAGGTGGGACTTTTAACCTACAAAACCAAGGTAAGTTTAAAGTACTTTCTAAAACATCTACCTCTTTCACAGTAGATTTAGCTTCTGGAGTTGCTGAAGGTCCGATAACTCTAGGTATGACTTTCGACTCTCAAGTCCAGATCTACAGTTCAGCAGGCGTCCAAATTGGCGACAAGCTAGACGTAAGCTCATCTTTCAGCTCTGTATCTTTCGGTACGTATGAGATTACAGACGTAGCTTCTAACTATATAGAGATCTACAGTTCTAGAACACTACCTGAAGAGATTGGAGTACAAACACGACTTAATATTTACACTAATCAGAAAAAATTCATTTATATTGAGTCTGATAAGAAGCTG